GTTTCCCAGTCACGATCTGAGGGGGCAAAAATATATATACAAAAAAGAGAATTTGAAATGGAAACATAGCCGTTTACATTTATGTAAACATTAGAAAGAAAAAAGCCCTGTGGTAAGCAGGGCTGTAAAACAACTAAGGTTTTAACAATGTCCACAAAGAAGATTAACGAACTAAACGGGTTAAGTCTAGCTAAATTGATTAAATTACCTAAAAACATTCTAAATGCATACTTAAAGCACAAAGGAATTAGGATTAGCGATCAAATATTAGGCTTAGCTTAATAAATAAAACAAAGCCCTTAGTTTGTCGCTACGGGCTTTTATTTTTCCAACTCATTAAAACGATTCATAAATCTTTCATAAGAACGCTTCTGATCCCACACTTCACTAACTCGTAAAATTGAATTCATTTGAACATCTTTCAAAACTTGCCATTCATCACCCGTATCAGGCATAAGTAATTCACGTTCAGCTTTCAACATCATAAGATCAGCTGTTTTAATTTCTGGCGGTAACGGGTATTTAACATTGAATGTTTTGAATAAAGCAATTTCAATTCTAGTTTCAATAGCTTTGTAATCAGGAAGTAAGTGTTTTAATGGACTAGCTACATCACCAATAATTGCTTCAGCACTATCATGCATCAATGCATCATAAGCTAAATGCTCAGGAACCAAAAAGGAACTAAGCACACAATGTTGTGCCACTGAATAAAATTGTTTTGTATGCCCGTTAAACCTACAAATATTTGATAAAGCCCAAGCAATAGATTTTATTTCTGTTTTGCTGAAATCAGGGTTTAATAAATCAACATATTCACCATCAAGCATTTGAATTACACTTTCCATTACTTTACTACTCCCAACGATGAAAATATTTCTTTGAATAAATCTTTTCTTGGTCCTATGTAAGTAATAATTGAACCTTTTGTTACTTGGTTAGTTTTCTGACCATTACTATCATTATATTGTGTTCGACCATTGATAAAACAGGTTACACCAGCGTTCAATAATAACTGACACCATTTTTCGGAACTATTACAAAACGTAATGTTGAGTGATTCTTTCACGTTACCCACTAAATGTTCAGATAATAACTTTTCAATCCAATCAAGGTTGCTTGGAATATCTTCAGTTATACAATGGCCCCTGGTGATCAACTTGCCTTGTTTGTATTTTGGAATACAATTTTTCTTCTTACACATTTTCTTACGGCCTTTTTTCGGCTTGCAAGATTTTTCACCTTTGGTAAACGGGTGATTCATCCAAAGTTTTGCAGCAATCCAAGGTTGATTAAATGCGTTTTGTTCTTTAGTAAAATATTCTTTTGCTTGAACAGTTGTGTTTGCCAACTCACAAGATGCTGGATCCAGATCTATTTCACCAAACATTTTATGAACCAATTCTATAATTTCATAGTTGGTATAATATTCAACGTTTCCACTATCTTGATTTATTAATTTTGAATTGTTCATGCATCACCACTTTTTAAACGATTTAATGCTTCACGCGCTAAATGATGTTTAGCCTTTAGTTCAGGGTTTTTAAGAATGGTTAATTGTTCAATAGCAAATTCAACTTGCTTATCTAATTCAAGTATTCTTTGGCTTGCTTCAACTAATGCAGCTGATTGAACATGACCTTTAAGTTCACTAAATTCTTTGGCTATTATGGCAACTGCAACAGAAAGAATTTTATTATCAGTTTTTTTCATTTGTGTAACCTTACAATCATTGGTTATCAATCAAAATCAAGGCTCCATTTGGTGATTGAATCCAAACCTTCAGCCGCATAAGCCTAGGAGCAAAACCAGTATAGCAAACAAACACCAAAAATAAAATTTATCTCCTTCTTGCTAAACCGATGCGAAGCATCAACCCCGTAGGGTAATCCCTATAACAATAAAACCTAACCTATGTGGTCGAATGACAAAAGGCTATATCAACAAGTGTCTTTATCTAGCCCCTAGCGAAGCTAGGAAATGGCTAGGCATTTTATTCTTTAAAGTTATCACCGTTATTAACAGAATATTGCTGCACTATAATAATGTATTACTTCTTAAATATAGAACCTGTGGTTTTGCGCTTAGTGATTCTCTGTGTGCAACTAACCTGATCGCCTCGTTTGCACTTAACAGTGAACAGTGGTGTTTTTTGCTTGCTGCCTGTGGATAACTTTTCATAACTTATGCTTTGCCTTTGTTTTTACTTTTCTTGGTGCTTGTTTTGGTGTTGATAAGTCTGTTTACTTTTCTTTAGATGTGACAAAGCCCCCGAATAAATCAGGTTCTTTTTCAGAAGTTTATTTAGTGTTTAGTGTCTGACTGATGAAACAGGTCGACACCTATAGCATTCATACGCTGCCATGTAAGCTTACTAAATGCCTCATAGCTCATATTGTGCATTTGCTCAGGATCTTGCTTTATAAGCGACTGTGCAACATCATAGCGCCTATCATCAATTGACTTGTTAGCAAGTTTAGCTTTTATTCTCCCAGCCCTAGCGCCATGCTTTCTACTTTCCCAAGCTTTCATAAAGATCATGTTTTTCTTTAATTGGCGAAGTTCACGTATTGTTGGCATTTGACCATCAGTGATCAAACCTTCTTGTTTGGCAATAAATAACTGATCACGCTGATTGTTAAGATTTTCTAAGTTGGCCCCACATATTCTATAGAACTGATCTGTTAGCACTAATATTTTAGGGAACCATATTCCATTGGTACGATCCCAAACCATTCCTGTTCTACCTGTTTTATCACCATCACATTGAACGTATGCTAAACCAAAGCGGATCATTACCTCATCAATAAAGCGACTAACGCGGCAAACAGGAACCTTTGATTTAGTTTTAACCTTTACACCATTATCATCTTCAGTGATTGAATATGATAATTCTTCAGCCATTTGTTCAAGATTAAGTTCAATAATTCCTGTAATCAGATCATGACGATTTAAGATAAGTTCAAACATTGCTTGCATAAATGTTCTTCGGCAACGTTTAAAGTCACGTTTACGGCCCATAACAGAACGTAATTGAACGAATAGAGGATCACGCGATACATCACGCTTTTTTAAGAAGTTATACGTTTTACCAAGCTCACCTGGTAAGTTTTTCCAGTGTGAAGGGCGTTGCCACACTGGATTAGTGTTTATACAATTGGACATTGTTTTTACCTTTTTTTTAAATTAAATAATTCTACGATATAGGCGCACCACTAGCGCCTTTATTTAGCGCAACCCAAGCACCGCCTTGCCACCAAACAAGGTAAGCACCGACAGACAAAGAAGCAGGGTTCCATGTAGTACCGTTCGCTAGTTGAACATCCCCCTCCACAGGCGACACTGGTGCAATTGCTGTTTTTCTCAGGTTTATACCTTGGTCAAAGTTTAGCTTTCTTGTTTCTATGTTTCGCTGTTCTTTAACTGTAATTCTTGCGCCATGCGTTGGTACATGCCTAAAGTTACTAAACAATGTGCCAGATTCTTCATAAGACTGATATGCTAATGTTTGTATATCATCAATGTTAAATTCACATGATTCAGTGGTTGTAAATATGGCGTTTATTGCTGCACCAGCAGCCGCAACACTAAGTTGAGTAAACACAAAATAACGTTTCCATTCTGTTGTGAACTTACAGAATGCTGTGCCTAGTGTAGCACCTATTGAACCTTGTACATTAACTTGTGTATTAATGTTAGATTTAGCCATGAAAGATATAATAGCACCATCATTGTTGTTATCTGTTGTACCCATGTTACTAAAGACACAAGTCTGCGCTCCAGTAGCAACAACTTTCAATGAGTTTAAATCGTGATAGCCTTGTGTTTGGTCATAGCTCATTGTGGCCGTTCCGCTTGTATCAAGTGTAGGATCGCGCTCTGCAAAGCTTGAAGATAAATACCAGTTTTTCATCGGTATGCCTGCACCACTAAACATTTCACTTTGTAATTCAGGGTCAACAGGTATAGCACCTGCCGTATCGAGGGGTGAACAATCCTCAAAAACAACATCATGGTCAGGCAGTATGTCCATCAACCCACGAACACCACAACTTCTAACAGTAACATTTGCAATATCACCAGTAGTTTTTAACCCCCCTGCAAACTTAGATTTATCAATTGTTATGTTTGCACAATCATGCAACCAAAGGGCAGGTACACTATCATTATTTGTGTTTAGTAATGAATGGTCCAGTGATGAAAACTTAACATTATCCATTTTAATACCACTATCGCCAGTACGTAAGAATTCCATATACAAACGACCTGTTACCATGTTGGCATTTGCTATACTCACAGGTCGAGTTGGTGTTGTTGTATTGCTTAAATCACCTTCCACCGTTAAACCGTTAAACCGTAAAATGTCACAAGTATCAACTTCCAAAGCAAAAGTTGTTGGGTTCCTGAATTCACCACCGTTTATTTCAATCACGTTGTTAAAGTGTGGGTCCAGTAAGCTTCTTAACCTTATATTTGAACTGTCAGTATTTACATTATTTAATTGAACCCATAATGCTTCTTCAATGTCTGCACCATATTTAGTTTTGAATCCGCTAAAGAAACAGCGTGATAAATCAATAAAGAAAAACAAGTTAGAGTGAATGCCAATACCTGTCCCACTCGCTTCATCGTTGAATCTTATATCTTTGAACTGTATAAAGTTTCTCTTGTCTACATCAGAAACGCCAACGTAGTTTAAATCTATCATGGTTGAGCCAGCTACAGAATTGGTGAACTCGGTAACTTTTCCACCAGCACCCTCCCAAGATATCAAGTCACCTTGAATAACACCTGTGAATGAGCGTGGCTGTTCTGCTACTATGCGACCACCTGGGAATAGCAATCCTTCCAAGTAATCAACCGCTGCTTGCTCTGCCCCTGTATCAAAACCATAAGCATCTAAGTTCACTACATTACCTTGCTTTAATTTCAAAGCTAAATCTGGGAATTCTGGCAACTCAATTTCATAAAAACCTAAAAATGGTGGGGTTAATGTAGATTTAAGAACAACATCGAATAAAGCATTATCCCTATCACCCACCCTGACAATTGCGCTGTTAGCTCCACTATAATATATTCTGCTATTGTCGGTACTTGAAAGAACCTCTGACAATGTATCAAAGGTGGTTGTGTGTCTACCGTTTTTAATGCTGTCATCTACATATTGAACTGTTGCGCCTGTTAAATTTGAAGTTATATCACCTTTTCTTAATGGCTCTTTATCACCACCAGGAACAGGTAAGTTCAAAATTCTATGGTTGTTCATATCAATATCTTGCAACATTTTATTGTTGCCACCAAAGCGGTTTAATGCCTTGTTTAGATATTGTTGAAGAATCATTATTAATTTATCAAAAACAGTTTCATGAACTGATGCGTTAAAACGCCCTTGATTTCTAATGCTTGCTGTTTGTGTTAATGGTAATTCACGAACAATAGTTAAAGTGTAAGTAGTTGGTAAAGGAGAACCAGAAATTGGATAGTTTATTTGTCCACCATTTCTTTTTTCGCCTGGTGGTAATGTGTAATCAATATCTTGTGTCAATGGTGTTTCAACACCATTTGAATCAAATATAGAAACAAATATTTCGCTATCATTAAAGAAAGGAAAGTTAAACGGAAAAACCGTTGTTGAATCATTTCCATCATATTCAATATTATTACTTGTGGTTTCAACGGTCATTTTATTATCTCTCGTTAGCAGGTCTAGCAAACATTAAATCATGCGTGAATTCCCAAATATCTTCTGGTTCATCTTCGCCTGTCATTACATCATAAACATATTCGCCAGTTATCCAACCTTGTCTACCTGGTAATTGGCCCCAATAACTAGCAGCTAATACAGCGGCTTTCACATCACTTTTTGTTATATCTTCACCAGCTGCGGCTTTAAATGGTATTTTAACAGCTTTAACTGTCTTTTCAAATGCATCAAATGCTGGTGAAGCAGTGTAACCGTATGGACCTAAACCATTAACCACATCACGAACACCCACAATTGACATAAACGGGTACATGCCAACATGTTTTGCCGCCCAAGGTAAAAATTCTTCATCTTCACCTGGTAAACGTGAAGCCGCCATTTCACCAAGTATTGCTGGTGCTATCCATAAAAATATAGAACTTGCAGCCAATTGCGGAACACTTAAATCACCTTTAACAAACTGATCACCGCGCTTTTTCAATAAGTTAAATAATACATTAAAATAACTATAGAACATAGTGAACAATTTAAAAGTGTTTGAACCACGTTGTATTTGCGCTAAATCTTTAACGTTACCAGCGGATTGAGTAACACGAACCGTTCTATCTGCATATTGAATAGCTGCATTTTCATCACCCTTTGCAATGTTATCAACTAAACCATCCATAGCTTGACGATAAGAACCTAACCACGTAGGCATAGCAACACCCATATCAAATAAGCCTGTCATATAGAAGAATGATTGCCTAACAGCATCCATTTTACCTTCTTTTTCAATGCGCTTGATTGTGTCCTTTATATCACGGTCAAAAGTTTTTTGTCTATTCTGCATCATAACAGAACGTTCCATAACAAAATTATACTTGGCTTGCATTTTTGATTTACTGCCATAAAAATCAGTTAAACCTTGCCAAGCGGCCTTAACACCAATTTCATCAACTGATTGTAAGTAACCTAATGGTTGAGCAAATGCGGTGGTAAACTTCCAACCCATATTAACAATGGTTGCACCCGTTCTTGCTTTGGCAAATATTTCTTCCCAAGCACTAAATATTTGTTGGTTGTCTTGTGCAATGCCTTGTAACCAAGGGCGAACTTGACGATACATTTGCTTACCAGCTGAACCTTCAATAGCCTTTTTAACACGTTCATTGTTAGTTATCTTGTCAACGTCCATTAAAGCGCGTCTATGCGTTAAATCATGGATAACGTTGTTCATGTGCCTACCAATAACATCTAAGGTAAGTTTTACTGGTCTACCTGCAAAATCTGTACGTTCAATGGTATGGCCTTTTTTGGTGGCTGGTTTTGTATAACTGTTTTCAAAAAGCGATTGATTAAAATTCTTTTCATCACGTTTGAATACATCCCAACTTAACGATGAATCACCAACAATTGGATAATAACCACCATTAAAAGTACCGTGATTATTTCTAATTTTATTTGGCAAAACTTTTTCAGGGGCAAGGCCAGTTAAATCTTTTTGAAGTCTTGCTGTTTCAGGCCATAATTCATCAATCATATCCCATACGGCTTGTACAGTTTCCCAATCTTTTTTATCTAACTTGGCTAAGATGCGTTGAATTTGAATTTCATTCCAACCGTAACCATCCATTAAGGCTTTCTTATTACCAGCATTACCCGTATTTAAAGCAGCTGATAAAATAGCGGCCTTGTTCATAGCTCCAACGGTAGGAATGTTATATTTTTCTGTATACCATTTTGAACGCTCTTTTGGTGTATAACGATCAAATATATCAGCGGTTTTCTTGGCGTACTCACCTTGCATTTTTTGTTCTGCAATATCAGCATCAGCAATTGGTTTAAACAATGTTCTCCATGCATCACCATTAGCTTTGTAACCATCAAGATATTCAAACAAAAATTCCATCTTGGTATGGTATGCAACAAAACCACTTGCTTTTTCTTTTAACGTATCTTTAAACGTTTTTGCAAAATTTGGTTCATCTTCTTTAACTTTATAATTTGATTCAATTGAAGCAACAACTGAATTTACAGAACCTTCAAAATCACGTTCAGCCTGATCAGATAAAAGTTTATTTTTGAAAGTGGCAATGTGATCAATGTTTTGAACAGCATCTTTTAAACCTACTAATTCTTCAACGGTTAAATCTTTCCAGTTAGTAACTAACGTTTGTTGGATTAATGATTCAGGAATATCAACGGTCCAACCATTTTCTTCTTGCTCAATAATAAAACGCTCTAATGATTGACGTTTGTTTAATGTTTTAAGTGATACTTTTCTGAATTCCGTTTTCTCTAACAGTGCATCAATTTGATCAAGATAATCACCACCAGCTTTACCGATTTTTTCCCTGGTGCTTCTTTTGTTAAATTTATTCAGGTAACGAACTGCAATTTCAGTTTCTTGTGCAGCATCACGCGCAGCATTACCCATATAGAAATTTAGTATTTGACGTTGTTTAGCTTCAGCGGCTAAATCAAAGTCACCTGCTATTACTGCATCAATTGCTTGTTTTGCGGCTTTACGTTCTGCCTGAACAAATACATTAGGATGAACATCGCGCACTAATTTACGGTTGATAGCATTGTTAGCAGCTAATTGCATTTGATCAGCTGGTGTTGCTTTTTGTGCATTGCGTGAACGTCTACTTAATGCTTCAAACTCTTTGTTTAAAACTTCAATCTGTTTAGTGTTATGAACAGCATCCATTGCTTTTATTGGCAATGTGCCATCAGTGTTCATATCACCATACTTTTCACGCATACGCTCTTGAACGGTAGCATCAAACGCATCTTTATATTTTGGTGCGTTAATAATTTCTTGAAGCATTTGTTCACCTGAAGAATAACCAAACAATACCGCTATTTCATCTTGATGCGCTCCACCTTCAACAGTATAAATATACGGGCGCGGCAATTGTTTAAGGAAAGCAGTTCCATAACGATCAACCAACGCCTGTTTATTTATTCTTTTATGCTCCATTCCTTCAGGCAATGGACCTTCTACAAACTTTCCATGCTGAAGATACATTAATGATTGATATGTTGGGTTCTTTGAATATTCTTCTGTTACTTCAGCTTCAGTTTCTTCTAAAGCATCAGACCACCATTTAGTTTGCTCACGCTTCATTTCTTTGTACTGATCATTGTTTACTTGTGCATTCGCTTCTTCTTTGGCAAGAATTGCATCTTTGCGATAATTGGCAAATTCTTCATCCGTAAAACCTGCCTGTTCAGCACTTTCAAATAAACGGTCATAATACATTTGATCAGACGTTTCATTAATCTGTTCATCAGTAGCCAGTAACCTATCAAATACTTCACGAATATCATCATTGATAGTTGTATTAAGGTTTTTAACATTGCGGTAAATAGCGACCAACCAAGCCCTAAATTTAGCAAAGGCCGTTTGAAGTTCTTTTGATGGTGCTTTACCTTCACGCAAATATGCTTCAAAACTACGGGCAAACTGTTCATGCTGTTCTGTTTTAAGATCACTAATATCTTTTAGCCCCAACCAATTAGAAACAGTTTTTAAATCTGATTCAATACTTGCACTCGCTTCACCACGCGCCACAAGATCTTGCATTATTTCTAAATACAAATGACCTGATTCATGAAGCATTGTTGATAAATTAGCTGAATCAAAGAAAGTTATTTTAATTGGCTCTTTGGCTAAGTCTTTACCAAACTGAATTTGACCACGTTCTTTTTGTTCAAGTGTTTGTTCAGGCAACTTATAAAAACTTTCAGATATTTCAAAATCCTTATTCTTACCTTTGTTTTCAACAAAACCTAAACCTTTGTAAAACTTCTTCAAGCGACTAACTGTACCACCAAAATCTTTTGATGGTGTTAATGTTAATATTTTACCGTTCTGGTTTGCATAATCAACCAGATCATTCATAACTGAAGAACCAACACCTTCACCGCGCTGATCTTCAGGAACAATAATTTTATCAACAGTTACTAAGTTTCCTTTTTCATTAACCGATAATTTAACGCCTTGTTCTTTTGCACTTTCTTTAATGTCAGAAATATTTTTTTCAATTGATTGTTTAAATATTCTTTTATCACTTGGATCAAAATCACCTGTATCTTTTGCTAACTTTATTTGCTCAGGAAAAAAGGCAACATAAATATTATCACCACCTTCACCACTAAAACCTTCAGAAACAATACCATCATGACCTGTTACTTTTTGCGTTGCTCTATTTATAATCTCAATATCAATATTAGATGTAACCAAACCACTTAACTGATCAAGTGCGGTATCTTGTTCCATTCCATCCATTGCTGTTTGAATAGCCGCTTCAATTCCTTCAAAACGAATATCCGCATAATTAGAAAGAAAACCATCAGCTATTTCCATTTCACTATCAATTGATTCTTGTTCCGCTATTTCCATTAACAGATCGCGCAACTGTTGATCTTGAAAACCTTCTTGGTTGTATTCAATAGGGTTTTGAATAGATAAGAAAACTTCTAACGTAACGCCATTATCAGCATAACCTTGTGCAATGCTTTTATTGGGTGTGAAATAAAAACCAGCACCTTCCATTCTTCCTTGTTGACCTATACGGGAATAATCAAAAGCAAAGCCATCATCTACAACTGCCTTTGTTCCGTGATAAACCTTTTTAGGACTTCCATCTTCATCAACAACAACTGAATCATTAAACCAGTTTTTAAACGCTGGTGTACTTGTGTCGGCTTCAGGTAATGAATCAATATCCATTTGCTGAACAGCTTCTTCTTGCTGTTGCTTCGCTTCTTGAATAACTTCTTGTTTTACTTTTTTTGGTTGTGCTGCAAGAATTTTATTTTTGATGAAGTTTCTAAATTCACCTTCGTCAACTTTAGTTACCTTCCCTGATTTGTTATTTATACGATACATATCACCTTTAGCAGTCAAATAAGAATTTCTTATTCTGTTTGTAAAAGTAATTATTGGCTTGTTACCTTTTTCATCAGGTAAAGAATCTAAATGTTCATGTAATGATAAATCAGCATTTGGACCAAACAAAGGCTTACCAACATCACCCTTAACAGCTTCAACCATAAGTTCAGAATTACTCATACCAATTAAATCAGTATTAGATAAAGGATCCGTTTGTTGTAATGTAGTTTCATCATCAATAGTAACTTCATCACTTTCAATCAATAATTTTATTTCTTCATTGCTCATAGTGTGAATGTCAATACCTGTACGTTCTAGGTAATCTTGAAATTCTAATAATGATTGACGTTCACCAATTAAATTTTGTTGGCCTTGTTGATCACTGAAAACTGGATCACCTGAAAGTTCACGGTCTATTGCTTCAAGCACTAAATCAGGATCAGCAGCCGTTATATAACCTTGTTCAAATAATTGGTCAGAAATTCTATCAAGGCTTAAACCTTCTTCTTGAATAGCACGTTTTTGGAATGGCTTTAATTCAGCATCAATATCACGGCTTGCTAATTCACCACCTTCATCATAAATGCCCACTTCACGAATTCTATCAATGATTGAAGCACCAAAAGCATCTTGTTGTTTTGGCACATCATCTTCACGAATACGGTTAATGATTGTATCAAGGTTAATGTCATACATACCTGCTTTTAGTTCTTCAGGTAGTTCACGCTTGATAGATGGCCCGTAACGTGTCCAAAGTTTATTAACATCAATTCCTGTACGTTCAGCCAAGGTATTGAATACTGATTGCATTTGAATAGCACTGGTTTGTGAATCTGTGTCACTCATACCCGTTGCTTTTAATTGGGTAAGAAGATCATCCATAATAAATTGTGAAGGATCTTGTTGGTTAATTGCATCAGCTGCACTTGTGATCATATCCTGAACACGTTGTTCATTATCTTCTTGCCAAACACGCGCTTCTTTTGGAGTCATTTCTTCAGGATGAAAACGAGAATTATCAAGCAACTGATTATGGTATTCACTCGCGGCTAATGTATCAGCATACGCTTCAAGCGGAATAACAAAGTCAGTTTGTGTTGCAACGGCTTCACGGTATGCTTGACCTTCATCACCCATAACTTCAGCAGCAACTTGCGCTGGATCAATGTTTTGGTTTTGAAACAATGTGGTCCACTCGGTAACGGGGATCATCACATTTTTAACAGTGCCGTTTTCTTTTATGTTTTTAACTAGTTCACGGAATTTTTCAGGAACACGTTGTTTAGTTTTTGAATTGTTACTTAATTCACCAAGGCTTTCCATTACTGCCTTGTTGTTTTCAGCTTTTTTAACTTTGGTGTAATCAATGGCTAAATTTGCACTTGGGCCTGGTAAACCTAAAAGAACAGCAGCCTTTAATGAAGTATCAGCAGTTTGTAATATCCGTTCACCATAATCACCAACATCAGCCTGAACAAAATCACCTTCATAACCTTTTGCCGCCTCACCTGCGATCATGGTTACAAGCTCTTGTGCAACATCAGTTAATACTTGTGTTGAAACTAACGTTCCATAACGTTTACCAAAATCCGTAAATGCTCTTAATACATTAGGGTTTTTCAACGCTTCTTTAACTAAAGCGGTTCCACCTTTTCCAAGTATCTTATCAGCACCAGGTATTGATTTAGTTAATGCATCAAATGAAATTAATTCAAGACCAGAATTTATTGAACCAGCCGTTATTGCGGCAAGTTTGGCAACTTCATCATCAAGTGGTTGATCATTAATATCACGGTAATCAAGAAATTCATCATAAGCAAAGCCTGTTTGCAATGAAAATGATTCTTGTAATGCCCCTGCTTTCCAACCTAAACCTAAACCCGTTAGTGTTGCAGCTGGAACCGTTACTATTTCTTCAGGTAATGCGACTTGCGGCCCCATTTGACCAACAGCTAAAGCACCACCACCAAATGAAACACCACCAGCTAACGAAGTCCAACCAGCTGTTCTTGCTGTTTCAATTAATTGCGGTACTTGTTTTGAAGCTTCAAGTAATGATTCTTGGAGCCAACTATCAGCACCAAAATTACTATGTTGATCTACTTTTAGTTCTTCAATTAAAGATAACTGATCATCAGTTAATTCACCTTTGATTTGCTGAAAACGCAAGCGAGCTAGATCGATTTGATTATAACCTTGCTTAAACGCTTTTTTTGGTGCTTGAAACAACCATTCTAAACCAGTTAATGATTCAGTATCATCATGTGAAAGTTTGGCGTTATCTTCATTCTGAAGGTAGTTTGAAACTATCGGTGATTGTTGACGAAATTGTTTAGGATCAAAATCAGCGCGTTTTGATTCTTTTTCAATATCATCTAAGTTTCTGGTGATTAAATCGGTAGGTAAGCCAGTTCTCATTTGTTGTTTAAGAACTCGCGCTTGTTGATCAGGATTAGTGTTTTGAGCAATATTTAATGAAGAAGTTAATGTTGTGTCTTTTTGTGCGTTTGCGTTTAAATGCCAATTTTCAAAATCAGATTTTTCTTCTGAATCTAAAACGCTTTGTTTAGGTTTTTGAATTGTGTTTTTTTGATACCAATTATCGAAGTCGGACATTAATCTTCACCATTTAAAATACGTTGAACTAGCTCTACATCATTTAATAGCCTAGCTGCATAAACGCGCTGAACTCTATCAATTGTAATTGGAACACCGTTACTAGTTAACAGGTTTTTAATAGAATTAACGCTTGATACTGGCACTGATTCATAAGGCACATAAGATTGACCTTTTTCATCTGCCAAAACTTCATAAGGAAATTTAGCTTGGTCTGAACCAAACCAGCTTTTATTTTGTATTTTAACAGTTTCAAGAACCATTTCATCAAGTATTTGCTGTTGTTCGCTGCCCGTTGATTTCTTGCCTTTGATACGTTCAAATTCTTCAATACGGCTTGCCGCATGAGTTTGAAATTTACCATAACGCATTGCTTCATCTTCACTGTATTTTGAAGGTGATTTTCCAGCTGGAAGAATACCAGCAGAAACAGCAACGTTTTTTGTTCTATCTTTAAAAGTTAATGTATTGGCAAGATCAGGGTTTCTTTGCCCGTTCTTCATTGCCGTGATCACGCTTTCTTGCTGTGAAAGCATTGATTGATAATGTGTGTTGCTTAGCTGTGAACGGTAATCAAGCATGTTAACTTTAGCAAGTTTGCTTGGTTCCATACTGTAAAGATTAGTGAAAACTTTCCAATCTGTTACTGGTTCAACACCAGATTTAACTTGGCGTGATCTTGTTTCTAATGAAGAACGTTGTTGTGCTGTTAGGTTCAACCAAATATTAGGGGGAATACCATCAACACCAGCACCGCTTTCAATTATATCAGCTGAAGTTTGCATATTTTCTTTTTGCGCTTGCGCTTTGGCTGCATCAATTTCAGCATAACGAGTTTTTAAACGCTGAACGGTTTGATCACGCACTTCAGGATCTTCAATTTCACGCGCCTTTTTCAATGCCTGATCTTCAGGCAATGCTTCATTCATTATTGCATCAGTGCTTACTTGTGATTTAGAACGTGTTTGACCTTCATTAACTGAAGCTTTTAAGCGGTTTCTAACTTCAGGTAATAGTTTTTCTTCATACTTATTAAAGTAAGCTTCAGCACCATCATAGTTTTCATCAGCAAGCATTTTACTAATGACACTATCAAAGGTTGTTGATTCAGCAACACCAATTTCAAGCTTAATATCTTCAGCACTTTTGCCTTGTAAATTACCTTGTGCATAAATTGAATCACGTTGGCGATCAACTTCTTGGATCACACGTTCTTCATCAGCATAATTATTTGTTGCGGCAAGTTGTGAAACAGCAATTGAAGCAACGTGTTGTTTTTGCTTATATGCTTCAACTTCACTTACTTCATGGCGCATAACAGAACGTTGTAAATCTCTACGCCTGTTATCAGCATTTTTTCTAAACACTTGTTTTTGCTGTTCATTGGTTAATTGACCTTCACGTTCAGCAACAAACTTATCAAAGTTTGATAAATACACATCTGATTGTTCAGCCGCGTTTTTTCCTTTTAACTTATAAAATCCATTTTCACCATAAAGGGATTCATTTTCCCATTCAGACAAGCCAGTTTCAGCTTCTTGTACTGCGGCAATATTCATTGAAGCATGTTGTTTTGCAGCTTCTTGCTGAAGAATGTTTGCTGCTTGACTTGCTAAACCTGCACCATAATCTTCACCAGTTCTTTCAACGCCAATAGTATTAACTTGGCCCGTTAAGTTTCTAGTTTTACGTTGTGGAATTGTAATAGCCATTATACAGGCACCGTTGCTGCACTTCCTGCACCACCTGAAAGCCCCATACCATAGCCGCTAGCAGCACTTGTTAATACAGAAGTAAAAGCCCCTATTTTTGCTTTCTTCTTGCGTTGTTTGGCTGCAATCAATTCATTTTGACCACGCGCTTCTAAACCCATTGCTTGACGATCTGCATTATTTAATATGGTCATTGATTCCAGCGCACCAACTGCACGAACTTCTTCACCAATATCAGCAGCCGTACCCGTTCCAACATCTAAACCACCAGCAGCTAATTGCGCTCTATTTCTTGCGGCAACCTTTTCAGCTTCTTGATGCGTTTCACCTGCTTCAACTGCACCAGCAGTTCTTACATTTTTAGCTTCTTGCTTGGCTTGCTTGTTTTTTTCTTTGGCTAGGTTTTCATTATATTCAGCTGCTTGCATTTCTGCACCAGCCGCCATACCTGAAGCAACAGCTGAAGCGGTAGAAAATGCCAAAGCTGCACCAGTAACACCAGCATAAGTTGCAGCACCATAACCAGCGGCACCAGCAAGAACAGGAATTAACATAGGAGCGCACATATTTATATACCCATTGTAAAACGATGAAATAACATTTGATTAGGACCATGTAGAACTGGACGTTCAATATTAAAACCTAACCACTTCAAAACTCTAATTGCTCTTTTGTTTCGAGCATCAACATAATTTTCTAATTTCTTATTGTACATTTTTATTAAAGAAAGTGCTTGTGGTGCTTCTTTCAATATTTCTTTTTTATGCTTATCTAAAACCGTTGTTCCTAACAACCAAGGGCAACCATGCCCTGTTAAAATATTAGTGGTACAAACACCACCAATAGCGGCTAATTCATCATTAATAAATATACTAAAGGCTATGGTTGATTCTGCAACTGATTTTTCAATCAATAAACAATGTTCAAGTACGCTAGCCGCGTTTAGCTCTTGAACATCATCAGGGCGCATACTATCAACTAAATCAATAATATCACCACCATAAACTGGCCTGTAATCAGTTATATTCACTAATACCTACCTCTGGCATAATTGAAAGTATTTCTGTTTCAATTGGTCTATCTTGCACTAAATAAATTCTTCCTGGTCTTTCCCATTGACCTTCAACATCAATTTCTAAAAGCTCAGTTCTTCTATCAGGTGCTTGACCATAATTTTCATCTTCACGCGCTTTGTACGGATTAAGATTATCAATCATAGTACCAGCTTTTATACCTGTTGTATCTCTAGTATAAGTGAATACTTTGTTAATGTTCTTTTTATTTGGCCTTGCCGTTTCACCTGAAGCTGATAATTCAATATCAAGCGTTTGCAATGATGAAGTGTAAGGTAAACCAATATGAACAACCGTTGCATCAAAAGCAATTTCAACCTTACCATCAACAACAACAAAATCACCTTCATCACCTGCATCAGCCATAACAGAAACAGTTTTACCTTCTAAGTGATCAAGCCCTGAAAATTCATTAGCACCTAAACCCCATTCAGTAGTGGCAATGTTTTGAATTGATTCAGGAACCACGCGCTGAATCTCACCAGTAACATTTACATCAGAATTAAACGCGGTAATTAATACAGGTGTTTTCTGATCTTCAGTAAAGAAGATAATAGATTGACCAACCATTTCAGCAGTAAAGTATGAAGCACTAGCAATAAGCGTTGCAACATCAGGATATTCATAATCGCCTGAACTGGTAATGGTTATAGTTGTTGTGCTGGTGTTTCTGCCATCATAGGTTAAACCTGAATCAACAAAGAACTGGTCTTTTGGATCACTGAAGAAACGATCACCAAATCTTTCAACAAAGTTAACACCATCACGTTTTACTACGGCATAAACAGCATCTTGTGAACCTTCACGAATACTATTAAATGAAATTACTTCACCTTGCGTATCACCGCGACACCAACCCCAAATTTGTTGTTCTTTTAAATAAGTAAATACAGCAAATTCACCATCACTAAATGCAACCCAAATTGTTTTGTATGGATTTTTAGCATAACACCAGGAAACAATGGTTCGACCTTCAAACATGTGTTGAGCGCGAACAGTTAAGTCAATACCAACAAATGCATCATTGGAAAAATCAAAACCTATATCACGAATTATTTGTTCACCATCTTGAACATATAAGCCTGTTGAACCAGTGACGATTGGCCTTAATGGGCTTGATCCATCATAACTTTGTATTCTTACGCTTGGTGGGTTTTCAGGTGTAATAACATCATTTGAACCTTGATTTATTGACCATACACCACCAGCTGTAAAAGCAAGTAATGCATTAAGCGGTAACATGTGAAATATTTCATTTACCTGCAAACTATTTACATCAAAGCGCATTGTATCATCAGCAAGCAATGGACGATTTTTAGAAAAGTCAGGGAATGAATCCGTTCTACTCATCCATATTGTTTGTGGTAAAAACAGTGTTGCCGCAACAGTTAACCGTTGCTGGTAATACGTGCCACATTGCGGATATTTACTGTCTTCACGCCAAGGTTCAAACGCCCACTTGTACGTTTCACGCACACTTGCTTTTTGACTTATTTTAACATCAACATCACTTATTGGTGCTGGTGAAAAATATGAAGTTGGCGCAGCGGATAAAGTAACCGTATCAGTTGAGAAATCAATAGTCCATTGGCTAGGATAGCTAAGTATTATGGTTGATGCATCATCATTATTGGTTAATATCACTTCGAAATCTTGAGTGAAATCACTTGTTGGTGCTGATGGTGTATTAAGTAAATAACTGGTGTTAGTTGTTTCATTAGGAAAATCCCAATCAATACCAGCGATAGTACCACCAACAACAGTTTCAGGAAGTGTGTTAATTACCGTTCCAACCGCATTCATTGAGTCTGAGTAACTATCAATCCTTACAATGCCAAATCCTGAATGAACATAGCGCCACAAAACACCTATAGCAGCATCACGATTATCATCAGGAACATCTTCACCTGGACCATCCCAAATATCACCTTCAAGGTGTGTAGGTGGTGTATCGCCTGTTTGCGCTTTTTTGTTATTTACAAAAGGTGCTTCTGTACATTGGTAATAATTACCTGCGTAATAAGTAAGATCATCAACTTCAACATTCATTCGTTGCATCCAATGCCTTACTTCACCACTGGTTTGTTGATCTAAGAATAACAGTTTACCAACAATATTATCATTGAATGCATCAAAATTAGCTACCAGATTAACAGTGCCACTTTGATCGCTGGCATAAATAGTTTCATCACGATCAATGTTAATTGTTTCAAATGGACCACCTGAATTTTGAAATTCATCTAAAACCCAATTGGTAGCGCCAAAACGCTTTAACTCTTGAACAGGGTGATTTTTATGGAATAGCGTTAATACATCAGCTGATTGCGTATAAGTAAGCCTTGATAGCTCACTTGCTAAATATGGCGTTGCAACCTCAAGTGGAACTAACCCATCAAGAATATAACCACCATTGGAAATAAAACGAATATAGTTTTCACCAAATTCAAGCATATAAGTTTGAATGGTAGAAAATGAAAATGGTATTAGAACAACTTCATCATTTCTTTTTGCTTGGCCTATAAAACGAAAGCCTGAACGGTTTTTTAAACCACCGTGATAATTAACAAAGAAATTATTGGCATGTGCCAAACCTAAACGATAAGCATCAATATCTACACGACCTAATAAAGAAGGTGTAATTTCACCTGCGCTTAATGATGGTTGTTGAATTACAAGTGCCATTTCTACCCTTCTTTATTTCTTTAAATCTTTATATTAAGCAAGCCTTGAAGTAACTGATTCAGGCAATGGATAAAGTGGTGTATTCTCACCACGCGCATCTTGTGAAGATGCTTGTTGTATTAATGTATTGTACTGCGCCATTGCATTTTGGCCTAATTTTAAGCTTTGCGCTAATGGTGAAGCTAAGTAAGCAGCCAAACGCCAAGCAACGGTTTCAGCAAATGAACTTGTCCATAAATGCGTTTCTTCTACTCTACGAGTATAAAGAAGTTTAGCATTTTCACAATTAGTAATAATAGTTCTTGTTTTCTTATCTTTGGAAACACCTTTTTCAAAAGATGGCCTTAAATATTCTGGTGCGCTTGTTTCAGTATTACCATTTAAACCAGCAAAAAAGAATTCAGGATAATAGCGATAATATAAACCAATAGGGATATTAGGAATAACAATAGAACGCGGCTCTAAACAATCATCAGGGAATGCATAAATATAATTATAATCTGTTTCATCTTCTTCATCGGCAAGCAATGCTAATTCAACGACTTCACGCGCAAATGTCCAAGGGTAATCAGATAAAGCGTTATCTCGCGCTAAGGGATAGAATAAGCGGCATTGTTTAGCTGCTTTGCTTTCCTCAGTGGCAAGGTCAACAATTTGTGTTGTTTGCCCTATGTTAGCCAATGCTATATTACAAATTATTGTTTCTGAATACATTATTAAATTCCTTACATAAAAGGGGACCTAAGCCCCCTTTTATTATACACCAAGATTAATGATTAATTAATCTTCTTGTTCATCACGAACTAATTCAGGTAACAATGCGGTAACTTCAGCGCGTGTTACTTTGAATCCAGCTTTTTCAGAAATAGCATTTAGATCTGGCAATCCTTTTTGTGTCCAATGCGTTTCTTCACCGTGATCAAGACTGTTAGCAACTTCTAATATTTTTGAATCTTTAACAGAACCATCAACATTAGCATCACCAGATCCTTCAAAAGAATCATCTTCTTGTTCATCACGAACTGGTAGTTCTTCACCACGTTCTTTAGCTATACGCTCTTGATCAGCAAGCTTTACAGGAATAAGATAATTAGGCAGTGCTTTACCATCTGTCATATCTTTAGCCCATTTAGGCTTTACCCATTCAAATTTTTGACCTTCGCGTTTAACTTCAAACCCGTAGTAACATTTTTCTAATGCTTCAACCTGCATTATTTACCCCTTAAACCTTAGTTAGTTTGGACATCGTAAGCATTAGGATAATACTGATGCTCATTTTGTTGTAAATCAACGTAAGAAGTAACCGTTCCAGCTGTTGCATTTGAACCGCCAACTACATATTTAAAACCGTAGTAGCGTTTTTTGTTCTTGGTAAGGTTTAACTTACCAGCAAATACACGTTCACCAGCCGTAAGATCAGCCAATAAAACAGCTTCACTTTGATCAAGTATTTCAACGTTGGTTGTTAACGCTGCATCATCTGCACCAACAAACTGAATTGTTAAAGATGTTAATGTTGCAAAGTTAGCTGTTACAAGTGTACCAAAACATAATGGTTCACCTGCACCAAGACGAGAACCATTAGCACCAGAATCAAAAACATCTGTTGAATTTGCACTAGCGGTTACGGCTTGGTTTTCTGAAAATAAAGTTTCATTATCTAACATCATGATCTTGTCTCCTAAACTACGCGCTGTTCAGTATTAAGTAGCGCATCACAAGTTCTGAATGCCACTTTACGGAATTTATTAACAATCTCACCATCAACTTCTTGTTGAGTGATTTGAATGTTTTGCTTGTTGAAAGATTGTAAATCAAGGTATTGTTCAATAGTGCGGTTCATATAGAAATAACACTTACCTTTCTTCACGCTATAAAGCTGATGCATAGCCTTAATTAAGAAGTTCCACAAGTCTGCACTTGCACCATCATCAGCTAATGAATCAACAGGAATGTTTGCGATACGCACCACATAACGCCAATCTTTCAATGATAAACCACACTTCATTGTGTAAAGCGTTCTTAATGCCTGGAAGTAGTTACCAGAATCATCTTGAACTGATTCTTCACCAAGATCACGCGATTGTAAACCATAGCTATTGCCTTGCCCTTTAGGGTAACGCATATTTACGGTTTGCTGATCCCAACAAATTAACCAGATAGAAGTTAAGTTACCAGTTGTACCACCTGCATCAATAACGTTTTCACCATTTTCAGCTGATAAATCACTATAACGCGGAACAAGACCAGTGAATTTTTCAGGGGTAACATTTTCATTACCATAAAAAATTGTTGATGCTGCTTCTTGGCTCATTGCTTCTAAGAAAGGTGTTTCTTCAGAAAAACGCCAAGCTGCACTATTTCCGTTAAGTGCTGCAAGTTCAATATCAATATGTGAACGTGCTTCAAGCATACCGATGGTATCAGTAACTTGTTGCGTTCTACTTTTTGAAATTGGAACACCTTTGTTAAACATGCGCCAGTAAACATCTGGTAAGCCTGTTCGTATTGTCTCACGGTGTCCAGTTTCCATATTTGCTTCATAGAAAGGACAATCCATAAGGATTTCATTTTCCTGTGAAAGAATTTCAGCAATTGGGCTGATTTTCCCATCAGGATCTAAACGCTTAGCATAATCAATAAGCGTTGGTAGGGTATTACCTTTAGTCGACATAATGTTTCTCCACCACTACGGGTTCATATTACTGTTGTTGTAAAGCTTCTGTGCGGAATTTTTATCACCTGCACCGCTTTGTTCACCACCTTCAGCAAAACTATCTTCACCAATAGCTTTACCAACATTCAAGGCAAACTTAACTAATGCTGGATGATTTCCCATTCCAGTTTCTTCTAACGCTTTGGTAAGTTCTTCACCACCAAATTGATTTATGGCAGTTTTGGCAATTTCAACATTATCATTGTAATTGGCTCCACCAAAATCAGCATCAGACTTTAACGATTCACCCCAACCTTTAACGGTTTCATTCCAAGCATCAGCTTGTTTTGTTGCCATTTCTTGTAAGTGTTCCGCAATTACAGGAGCAATTTTATTAACTTGCTCATTTGTAAGATTTGCATCTTTTGCTATTGGTGCGAACTTATCCGCTAGTGCCTGATCTAATACCATTCCTTCTGGTAAGTCATACGTGTATTCTTCTGGTACGTCTGACTGATCACCACCTTCATCATCGGAACCACCTTCATCATCTGAAGAATTATCATCTTGATCACCAGCGGCTTGTTCACCACCTTCATCAGTTTGATTTTCTTCATCAGTTGAATTGTTTTCTTCTGATGAATCGTTAACATCTTCCACGCTTTGTTGCCCATCGGTGTTATCCTGTGAAGCATCAACATTGTCGCTTTCGGTTGTCATCTTTTCTTACTCTCTATCATTGAGTTGATTTCTAGTAAATTCTCTTGTTGCATCAAAATCCAAGCATTAGGATCAGCTAAAAGAATGTCATTCAACATTTCTAAACCAACCGATCTTTTACCTTCATTATGATACGACCATGAATTTCCTGTCATTGTACTTGTATAAATACCACACTTTGAAAGGTTTTTCCACATTACACGCCTAAATGATGGATTTTGCAACAATGTTTTCAATTCATTACGTTCACGCAATATAGATTGTCGCTCATTTTCAGCACGTTCATGTTCACCTTGTTCTTCTAATTTATCAAAGTAAATCTTTTCTTCTACACTTAATAAAGTGTTCACTATAAACCACCTAAGTTAGCTTGCATAAGTTGCAATGCACTTTGACCACCAGTGTCAGTTTCACTTAATAATTTAGCTGCACCAGCTGCTTGTTCCATTGGCTGTGCTGAAGCGGCTATTTGTTCAGCTTGTTGTTGTTCTGCGCGTTGCTTACGAATAACACCAACCTTTTCATCACTATTAATAATAACAGGATTAGCACCAGTAATACGAACATATTCATCAACAACAGCATCAGCATTAATTTTATCTAGTACTTCAGGTTTTGAAGCAGACAAGTTACCAATAAAGCTAACACTTCTTTCAATAGAACCAAGACCAACTAATTTTTGTGCTTGTGCCATCATTGAAATATATTCAATCTGAATTTCAACACCTTCTAGTTCAGGTGGTGGTGGTGGCAACATGCCACGCCTATTCATTTCATCAAACATGCGTTCAATAACAGGATCTAATGCTTCTTCATTTAATCGGTTAAGCACTGGACCAAGCATTAATAACTTTTCTTCTTGGCGTTCTGCTATTTCAGTTGCAGTAACATTTGAACGGTTAATGTTAGTGATCAGCAAAAACAAATCAGCAAAGAAAGACTGATCAATAATAGCGCGACTATCACCAATACTATTTAATACATCACCTATTGGATAGTTAACATTAAATACAGGTTCAATTTTAGCACCCATATTATTGTCAGGAATATAATTAACACCACCAGGAACAAGTGAAGCACGATTATTTCTTAATGAAGCTGGAACATTTAATGGTGGATTAACCATTTTATCTTGTGCTTCATATCTAGTTTTGTGGTCTTTTTGCAAACCACGCGCTGTACCAAGGGCAATCATACCTGGTGCAAATGAACCATAAGAATCATTACCAACAACTTCCCAACGCGGAGAAATTGAAGGAAACGTTCTAAAGCCACTTTCCCTTAATATCTTTCCATCACCGTTACCTGGCTCCCAATAGATAGACATAAACGGCATGTTCTTAGCATCCATGCGTTCAGGATTAAAATTAGCTCTTGGTGCTATCAAATGACGAATAGGAAACATTGATTTAAAATCTTTTGCATCAAACGCTGATTGCACCGCATTACTACAATTATCTTTGCCAAACTTATTCACTAATTGTTGAGCAGTAAATTTATACTCAGCCGCCCATTGATTAGTATCTAAGCGTTCAGAATTAGCAATACGATAAGAACCCATTGGCCTTTGTTCAAAACGAATAACTGTTTTAGGATCTTCAGCCATCGTTACATTGCCAGTGCTGTAAATTCCTAAATCAGAATACATTGATGGCATTACATTATAAAAGTTAGAACGGGCTAATTGGTTAAGAATTCGTTTTGATACATCATCAAGCCATAAACGCACTGAATGAAACTTGTTTAAATCTTCATCTTCAGTTTGTAACTTAATCCAAGGCGTTGATGGATTTGTAACACCTGCCATCATGCCATAGCTCAATGTTCTAGCCGCTAATGTAGGATTAGGATCAATCATTGTACGGTTAAAATGCCACTTCTGGTTTTCAGTGTCTTTTTCAAAACGCTGCCGACCAGGATCAAAAGAACGTGAAAGCTCTCTAAAATGTGGCTCCCATTGTTGGAAAACGGAATCCATTCCACCCCATACGCGTTCTAATGAATCATGTTCGTTTTGCATACTAAGAACCTAATAATGTTTTGGTTTGCGTTGGTGCTTGTTGTGCGCCAGTTGGACCAGTTAAAACAGTAGAGCGTGAACCCTTAGCCCCTGCTCGTCTACGTCTTTCTTCATCACGACCTTGAATAGCTGCATCATCTGCACCAGTAATTGGTGGTGGTACTAATGGCTGTGGTGGTGGCTTACTTGAACCAAAACACATATATTACCCCTTAAAAAATTTCATAGTCAGTATCAGCGGTTTTTATCATCCCAAGGATTATAATCAGTGTTTGCAACACTGCTATTGCTGTTAAAAGTTCTTGCTCTTGGTGCAACTGGCATAGCATGTAATAAAATTTGTGAATCAAATAAATCCGTTGATACGCCAATAATCTTTTTGATCATATCTTTTGGAATTAATATTTCTCTATCACGTTTATCATGCGTATATTCTACCGCACCTATCTCTGTTAATAAATCATCATCTGTTGGTACACTACCACCTTCTTTGATCCATTCCAAATATGAATGCGCCATGTAAGCCCTCATATTGGCAAAGTGCGGATCAGGTGAAGAACTAGCAAAGTTAATTCCCGTTGCATTATAGCCAAGTTGACGAATGCGATCACCTACTGGACCACCAACACCTGTTTCATCAATAAAGAATGCATCAGGATTAAATTCATTTAATAGTTTAGTAGCAACAGCAACTAATTTCATGCTATCACGGTATTCACTACCAGGTAAAACAACAGGCTTTCTTACCTTGCCGTTTTGCCCTGTTCTAAATGAGAATACACAATTATCTTCACCACCACGCGCAATATCTAAAGACATTACTTTTGCATCACCTGGTAAGTTACTAATTTCTTTTTTGGTAGCTGCAACAAATAAATCAGTTGGAATTTTCTGATTACTTGAAGCACTTGGAAATTCACCTTTTACACGTACACGATAAAAATCACTATCTTCACCATAATCTTTAATCCATTGTTCAAGTAATTTTTTATTAGTTACTTGAACAGATCTTGAATCAACCCTTCGACTATTCCACACATTTCTGAATTTACGCCAACATTCGCGGAAACGTCCAGTGTTACGTGTTGGATTACCAAACACAAACCAGAATGGTTCACCATCGGTTAAACCACCTTCAGCAACTTCCCATATTTTATCTGGCACACCTGAAGCTTCATCAAATAAATACCAAGGCGTTGAGTTAGCACAATGCAAACCAGCAAATGATTCACTATTTTCTTCACGACACGTTATAGCATCAACACGCCATGTTTCAGCGTTTTTCTTTTGGTAAAGGTTCATGTTACCTTTACCGTTATTTAATTCAAACCAGTGGCCCGTTATACACTTCTTTTTCCATTTGGCTAACTCGCCCCAAGTTTTAGTTCTTAACTGATCACCAGTATTAGATGTAACAACGCCCTTAGAAAAAGGGCGTGTGCTCATAACGTAAAGAATAAGCCACGAACTAGCCGCGCTTTTGCCGATACCATGACCAGAACTAGTTGCATCCTTATATGGCTCTACGGGGTCTTTACCATTAAATTTATTTTTCTTTATATGAGATTGAAGATCATCACAAAACTTACAAAACCATTCATCAGGACCATATTTAGAATTAAATCTACTGGCCCAAGGTTCTTTTAATTCTACAATTTGAAGATCTTTGTCAGTATCCCAAGGAAAAGCAAACATGACAAAACCAAGCGGATCACCGTAATATTTTGAAATTTCTTTTGCTAGTAATATATCAGGATTAGTCTTGCTCATTATCATTAGGATTCATTCGATTCCTACCTTCTTGGATAAGTTGTGCTAAATCTTCAGTTAAGCCTAAATCAACGCGCTGTGCAGCGTGATCACCATCCATTTTATTTAATTCACCAACAGCCGATATAACACCTTTAGGATCAAAACAAAACGCTGCTTGAGTGTTTCCTTTTGGCCCTTTAATAAATACCTGTTTACCTTTTGCTGTTTTTACTGGTACAGCTTGCATACAACGCTGAACGACTTCAATTAACACTTCACGCTTATGACTGAATGAACCAATTGCATTCTGTAATGCTTTTTCTTCTTGAATAGCTCTAACAGAATCCATGAACGCTTTAACATTAGGTTTATTTAATATTTGATTAGCTAAATCACCACGGTTCTTTTCATTTTTACATTTTCCGTTTGCAGCCTTATGCGCTTCAGCTGGTTTTTTACCTTCAAGTACACCAAGAACAACACCTTTTTGCAAAGGTGTTAATTTCTCGAATAACTTTTTCTGATCATCGGTTAGTTCAGACAACTATTGATTCCAACCTTCAGCTATTAAATTTACTTTTGCCGTTGAATTATCTGTATTGGTTATTCTTACCATATAAGACAAACTTTTTTGTAAAAGAAGTAATTCATCTGGCAAACCTGAACCTAACAAGTTCTGTCTCATATAAAACCTACTACCAGCAAAATTTTGTGCTAAAAGCTCTCTAGCTGGTGTAACTAATGGTACACCATCAGATATTATTGTTGGGCTTATTACTAATTTGGTTTCACTGGCTTTATTATTCCTGGAATTTCTAGGAGATGCATTAACAGTAACACCAGTTCCATCGGTGTATTGTGTTGCTACAAATGATTGCCATTCGATTATTTCAACACCTGAAGCTTCTAATATAAAAGCCCTGATAACATAATCAAGACTTTCGCCAACGTCTAAAACATAATCAACTGTTTGACCAGCTGGTATTTCCACAAAGTATGAAAATAATTGACAGTAACCTTCTTTCCATCTTGATTCGTATAACGATCTTGTAATGCTAGACATAAGTCACCGCTTATTAATTAGGTTGATTGTTATTAAATATAGCACTTTTTCTTACTATAGCTGTTAACAAGTAAAGTGTTCTTGTACCGTTGTGCGCTGCCACTGCAATAATTACAGCTGACATATAAAAACCCACTTCATAACTGGCACATGCAAATGCAACCAACAAACCAACAAATGCACTAACAAAAGTTTCAATAAACCAACCAAGAACCGTTGGCTTTTCACCACCTTTAACATTGATTAACCATCGAACTGTTCCAGCCCAACCAGATAAAACTAATATAATAAAAAAGTTCCAAACACCTTGTTCAGATAACCTTTGCAAAAAATTTAAACTATCACCTGGCATTTTGGGATTTTCCATAGTTATATCACTTGATTGTATTTTAATTGATTATAGCATCTTTACAATGATTATCTTTTGAAGCTACTTGCTATTTGCCCAAGAACACCTAATGGTGAACTAACACCTGTTGTTGCTTCATATTTTTGCTGCTTCTCTTTGGTCCTTAAACCAAAGTATGAACGCAAAAGCGCACCAGGAATAGCAAGAACACCAACAATAAAAGGCCAACCATTAGTGATAGCAGTAATTAATTTATCATCACCTTCAACCACAGCATAAGCAAAAAATGAAACAGTAACGAATATAGCGAACATAACGCATATAGCCATCATCATAATAACTTGTGGCCTTAATGTATTACCTGTTTTATCAACATCACACATTGCTTGAAAACGATTAGTAAAGCCGCGTATTTCTTCAATAGTTACATCATGTTCTTTACATAATACTTGTGCTTGCGTTTCTGGTGGTAATGAATTAATTGCATCTTGCGCTTGAATACCAGTGGCATTTTCAGGAAGTTTTTTATCATCAGGAAGGAAAGCGTTGATACCTGCAACGATAGCAGAGCCACCAGGTACTAATGAAGATATTAAACCACCACCAACTGTTTTAAGTATGCTTTTAAAATCCATTCTACCACCTAGCCTTGTTTGGTCTTGTATCTGCATGATTGAATGTTACATAAAGCCCTAAACCAAGTGAATCAGGATACTTATCATCAAGATAACTATAAACAATTTTTGGATCGATCTGTGTTTTATTAGGAAGGAATATTTTGAAATCAATGGCACATGCTCTTGGATGCTGGCTATTATCATTACTACCAACATCTTCAGAACGGTTATGGACGTAACAACTAGCACCACGACCAATATATAAAGAAACCTTATCAACATTATGAACTTTAGCAAAATGATCACAAGTCTCCTGAACTATTTGAATTATCGGTTCTTCATCAAGAATACGCACATCACAATTACCACATTTACATAGTAATTCATGCCTTGATATGTTCTTTGTTAAATCGCCCATTACATAACCTTAAATGCTTGCTGATTACTTAGTATACTACAAATGCAAAAAACCGCTAGTGACAGTAGCGGTTTTTGACCTAATAGGATTTTTCTTTTCTTGTCTTTATGCTTTAGAAAGCTAACCGCATTCGTTCAAAGTTTTGGTTTTGCACTTTGGCAAAGTTAGAAACTAATACATTCGATTCACGATAAGCTAATTTATTGCTATTAACTTGCAGTTCTACATCACCACCGCAATCAAATATTTCAATGCCATTAACGCTAATGTACTTAATAACATCAATAGTCGCTTTAATTGGCTGAACTGGCACTTCAGGTAATGCTTTTAACTGCATAACCTTTGCAGGTTCAACAAAGCCAACATCAAATACTTTGTCTTTAATCGCTGATGCAATGGCAGAACATGACAAAGCCATGCTTGCAAAACTCACCAGTAAAACTTTACTTATTTTCATTGTTATAACTCCATCAAGATGAAAAACCAAATTAACTTGGTAAACAATTTATAGCTTACTTACTCTTGTTTTTCAACATCTATAATTTCAGGTTCAGGTTTTACCCAAGGAAATTCTATATCAACGCAACTATCCTTAGAAGTAAAAGTACAACCATCTGGTTCACGGAATATTTTTCCATCAAGCCAATACGCTATTCCATCTTTACCTTTTTTAAATACAGTTTCCCGAGGACGGATCGTGACTGGGAAAC